AATTGTAGTTAGATTTGCAAGATTACATGCTCCAGAACCGATAGAAAAGTATCATGCAGTTGCTATTGATTATAGTAAACTAGATTGCTACGACTCAGAATCTTTTGTAAAAAGTCTTATGAGAGAAGTTGGAAATTATCAAATAAAAAAACATGAAGATAAGGAATCAATCATAAATGAATCAGAAACTATCAGTGGTAAACTTGATTTATCATCTTTAGTTGGAAGAACAATTGAATGTAAAGTAGAAAATGATAAAAAACAAATATTAAAAATGAGACGGGTAGAGTTATGAGTGTAAAGAGTTATTTAAAGAGATGTGAAGAATTTTCAATATGTTCTCAAGTTGGAGATCGTGCAGGTTTGGTATTTGTTGAGCCAGCAGTAGATAGAATGACATTGTATCAAATAGCAGTAAAAGGTGGTGGTAGATTATCAACTATATTTAATTCGGATTTTGAGGTTGGAAATGCAAATGGTATTAATTTTGCATCAATGAAGCACTATATGGGACAAACCACTATATTTGAATCACATGAACCTTTTCTCATATATGGGTTTAATACATTAAATAAAAATCAAGATTGGGATGGTAAACTTATTAATGAATCTTTTGAGGGAGATGATAAAAGTTGGTTGGTATGTTTTGATGGCAGACCAGTGATAAATGGTGTAGAACTTGCTAGAATGGATTATGCAAAACTAGAAAATAAACACTATAATGTAGATATAAAAGATGGATTAGTTGGAGTGTTTACAAAATTATGATCATCATTGATAATAATTGGTGCTTCATTCACATTCCCAAAACCTCTGGAACTAATTTTACTTTATGCTTTCCTAATGATAGGATTAAAAAATATACTGGTAATCAATTATGGGATGAATTTTGGGAGAAAAAATCACCTGAATTTGTAATTAATTTAAAGGAGAAAATAAATGTGGTTAAACACGCACCCCTATTATTTTGGCAGAAACAAAACATTGTAAAGCACCATAAAATATTCACAATAGTTAGAAATCCATATACTAGATTACTCTCATTTTTTAATGAATTTAAGAGAGATTTAAATTTACCATATCTCTCATTAAAGGAATTTATTTCAAACTCCGAGATTAGTCAAGGACTCGAAAGTATTCCATATGAAATTTTCTCATTAAAAACAAATCAAATAGATTTTTTTCTATCAATAGACAATAACATATCTTTAAATAAATTCTACAAAATGGAATGTGAGTTAGAAAAAGTAGAAAAATTTTTTAACATAAGTGACATAAATTTACATAAACATAACTCCTTTAAATATGATAGAAATTATAAACATATTTTTACAGATGACATTATATCTTGGGTTCAAAAAACATATAAAAAAGATTTTAATTTCTTTGGATATGATTTTGATCCTTTTTGGTAGTAGATATGAATTACTTTAATAAATCTAAATTGAAAATAATTCCTCAACTGGAAAATAATTATAATATTATCTTAAACGATTTTAATCATTTTGATTATAATTATACAGATAAATTATCTTATATTAAGATAGATAATATATTTAATAAGTGGAAACAATTATGTAAATTTGGATTACAAGTAGATAAAAAACAAAAAATGTTATGGAATTATCCTGTTGAATTGAGAAAAAAAAATTTTGGGCATTATGAGTTAGAAGTTGATAAAAAAATTATATGGGATGGGATAATATTAGCAACAAAGGCAAATTTGTTCAAACAATTTAATACAACTTACATAGGTCGTAAATTCTTTTCAAGCACTATATCTCTATTTAAAAATTTTAAGGAAGTAGTCACAATATCATTAGCTAGATTTCCATCCAATAGAGTAATTCCACCACATAAAGGTAATAAAAAAATAATAAGGATGCACTACGGTATTAAAGTTCCTGATGGTGATATATGCTTTAAGGTAAAAGGTGAAGAAAAAAAATGGGAAAATGGAAAAGCATTTGCTTTCAATGATTTTTACGAACATGGTGCATGGAATAATACTAATAGTGATAGAATAATATTAATCGTAGATTTAGATCGAAAAATGATTCTCAACGGAGTATGATGTCTTTAAAAATTTCTAGAAATATAGACCCTATTGAAAACGAGATTGGTGAAGATAAATTTGTTCTAGATTTATCAGACCATATAATTCTTGTAAAATCTTTTATTGACCCTAATGATTGTAAAGAGATAATATCTTGTTTAGATAATAAAGATTTAGATAAGTCTGCACCTTATACAAAGGGATTGTTAAATGATGAAGCAGATAGTTTTTTTGACCCAAACATAGATGCTGTCGAGAGGGTGAAACAAAAAGTTTTTACTGAAGGTTTAAAACTATATGCAGAAAAGATAAGAGCATTTAATTGGTCTTACTATGGTGAAGATAAATTTCATGTATCAGAAATGGTGGTGAGAAAGTATCACCAAAAATCTGAGTTTAAGTATCATTATGATGACATCATTGGTGAGATATTCCCACATTGGTTTATGAGAAGAAAAAATGTTCTCACCTGTAATGTTTACTTCAATGATGAACGAGATTATCAAGGTGGAGATTTACATTTTGCGTCAACTAATAATACTTTTAGACCATCTACGGGAGATATATTATTGTTCCCGTCAAACTGGATGTTCTATCACAAAGTTAAAGAAATAACTTCTGGTGTGAGATACTCAGGAACATTCTGGTTCTACTATGGTTCAGATAAGAGAGTTGGCAAAGGTCAAAGTCATCAGGAAAAGTTTGCAAAATGATAAGATATAAAATGTATGAGAGAGAATTAACTGATGGTGGTTCTTATCAATACCATACTTGTGTTGATAAGTTAGATGAATATGATATAGATTTGTATGATTATGAAATTAATATCACCCCGAAAAATGAAACATCACCATACGATTACATTCATGTGTCTTGCTTGAAGAAAGGTATTGATAAGTTTGTTAGAAATAGTGTTCTTGAATATTTTAATATACCCGTTGATTTTCCCGTTGTATATTTTACACGCAAAGTTCCATTTACACCTGAGTTTAAGTGTGGTTTTTATTTGAATACATTTAAGAAATTCAAATCAGATTATTTCAAACAAACTCTTGATACTATTAAATTATTCAAAGGATTGTATAATGATATATTTTTGGCAGGGGATTTTAATCAAGATGGTTCATTTATAGATGAATCAATCAACATCGAGATTATGCCAATACAATCAAAAGATAATTACTTGACCATCAGAAAAATACTGAATGAAAATTATGGTATAGATAATTTTGAATGTGATAGTTTATTCACGGATTACTCTGTTGATAAATTTCATTTTCATGTTAAAATAAAGTATAGTGTTGATGGAATGATTATCAAATTTTATAATACTTACCCTATTAATCCATTTATTAATTACTATGATAACTAAGAAGGACTTACGAGATTTATATGAGTGGGGTAAACAAACTAAGTTTCCACTTAAAAAAGCTCCCACGATAGATGGATATTCTAATATTGATATAGATTATTATTGGGTCAAATCTGTCAAGAAGACTACAATAATTAGAAGTAAATTCATGAATGAGACAGTAAAAAAAATATACGAGAATGATGAAATACTTTTTTCTAACTATGTTATATTCTATGCGGGAACTAAATTAAGTCCACATAAAGACCCGAAAATATTGAGACATCCATACAAGAGAATACAAATACCTTTATACGTTCCAAAGGGAGAATGTTATATGCAATGGACTGAATTGAAACAAGAAATAATAAAGTGGGAGGAGGGAGTATCACAAGTATGTGATGTTTGTAATCATAAACATGAAGCATACAATAATACAGAAGAACCAATCGAGTTTTTATTTGTTGATGTTCATAAAGATACTGAGGTTGAATTATGAGTGAAATTATTAATTTAGATTATGATGTAAAAAAATTATTTTCAATACCAATACATTATCTTAATCTCAATAATTTTAATGATAAAAAGAAACAACTCATAAAATATGCTTATGAATTGAGAGATAAAGAGAAAACTGGTAGAAACGCATCTAATCGTGGTGGATGGCAATCACAACCATTTCCTATCGAGGGTGGCGATGTTTTTCAAGATTTATTGATAAATGTTATATCTAATATTCCATCATTTAAAAAAAATATTGATGTAAAATGTGATGCTTGGGTAAACATTAATCCAAGTGGTTCATTTAATGTAAAACATTGTCATCCTAATTGTCATGTAGCAGGGGTTTTTTGGGTAAAAATACCAGAAAATTCTGGAGATATTGTTTTTATCTCTCCTCATGACTTTACATCTTTCATAGAAATGCACTCATATACAGATAAATTTAAAGAGGATACTAATTATTATCATAATTATAGTCTCCCTGCAACAGAGGGTTCATTACTATTATTTCCATCACATTTACAACATAAAGTAGAAGAAAATAAATCAGATGAAGACAGAATATCAATATCATTTAATTTAAAATTTTTAAATGACGATTACTAAACTGGCACAATACTTACCACATATTGTTTTTTGATGCTATAATAGTATTATAAACATACAATACTATGGAAGTCCAAGCACACGGTAATTACTTTGAAGACATTAAAACTCGTGAAATTACTGGCATGAGTAAGGATGAATATGATAATCTTAAAGATAATGGTTACACATCATCTATGGATATTGTTAAAGGATTACACTCAGATAGAGACATAAGTATTAAAACTGCAAAGGGTAAAAAAGTTGATTGTGGAGACATCTTAAGAAGAAGAGCAGAGACAGAATATGATATTATAATAGGTTTATGGAATCAAGTGGGAGACACAAAAGTATTTCATACTGAATACACATTTCATATCAAACCAGAACATGAGTCATTATTATGGGGTAAGATGTCATATGAAAAACTTAGAGAGTTTGATAATTACATTAAGTCAATACCAGAGGGAAGAACTGCACAACAAGATACTAAGGTTGAGAGACAAGTATTAAAAACAATTACAGAGGATGCAGATGCACAAATGAAAATACATCCTAAAGTTGATAGTAAAAAACAACGTAGAGTTCAATGTTCATTTAATATTGACAGACTTATCAAAGCAGGTGTAGAATATGATTGTAAACCAATAAGACTTACAGTTAAATCAAAGACAAGAACATTTAATAAATGAGAGCATTTTGCCCACCTAAAAACACACCAGAAAAGGATATTGTAATGACACCTGAGTATCTTGCAAAAGATATTATAGAACATTTTAATCCTACAGGCAAAATACTAGACCCCTCAAGAGGAACTGGTGCTTTTTATGATAATTTTAAAACTGATAATAAAGATTGGTGTGAACTAGGAGAAGATAGAGATTTTTTAGATTATGATGAAAAGGTTGATTGGATTATTACAAATCCACCTTGGTCGAAGATGCAAGCATTTTTAGAGCATGGAATGAAAGTATCAGATAACATTGTTTACTTGACGACTATCAATCACTACACTACAAAAAGAAGAATTAGAGAAATGAGGTCATACGGATTTGCTGTGAAAGAAATATATTGTGTAGATACACCAAAGAAACCTTGGCCACAATTAGGATTTCAGTTAGCAGCAGTTCACACTCAACGTGGATATACTGGTGGAACTATTTGGTCATATGATAGTGATGTTCCACTTACAAATGTGTCACAGAAGATTACCACACCACTATCACAACTGCTATAATATAGACATCTAAAGAACACTAATGCAATTAAGACCACATCAAGAGCAAGCAATTCAATCAATGACAGACCACGACAAAGGACAGGTCATTGTTCCTACTGGTGGTGGTAAGACCATCTGTATGATTATGGATGCTATCAAGCAGTTCACATTGAAGCAACACGGACTTGGTATATCTCAAACATTTGTGGTAGTTGCACCACGCATACTACTTGCAGAGCAACTATGTAGTGAGTTCTTGGAAATGATGCACGAGCAAGACGATGTTACACCTATGCACGTTCATAGTGGTAAAATCAAAGGTATGTTCAGCACAACAAATCCATTTCAGATACAGCAATTTGTTGAGACAACATCAGGTAACAGACTTATATTTACAACTTATCATTCACTACACAGAATACAAGAGAGTGGTATCAATGTTGATACCATCTACTTTGATGAAGCACATAATTCAGTTCAGAAAAACTTTTTCCCTGCTACTGATTACTTCTCACAGTATGCAGGTAGATGCTATTTCTTTACAGCGACACCAAAGCATAGTCGTTCTCCTGTCAAGGCAGGGATGAACTGGACAGAGGTGTATGGTGGTGTGATATGTCAAGTACCTGCACCAAAGTTAGTCAAGCAAGGTTACATTCTACCACCTAAAGTCAAGGTGTATCGTTCAAGAATACTCAAGAAAGATGAGTTAGTTGCAGACAGAGACAATGAGCAAATGATTGGTGCGATTGACAATCTTGACAAGAACAAAGTATTGATATGTGCTAAGTCAACCAGACAGATTGTTGCACTTATATCACAGACAGATTTCGTACAGCAACTTGCTATTCGTGGTTATTCTTATATGTTTATCACAGCAAAGACAGGTGCGATGATTGATGGAGAGAAGGTTGACAGAGAGACTTTCTTCAATACTCTTAATGAGTGGGGTAGAAACGGAAAGAAGTTTGTTGTACTACATCACAGCATACTCTCAGAGGGTATCAATGTCAATGGTCTTGAAGCAGTATTGTTTATGAGGTCTATGGATTACATAGGTATTAGTCAGACAATCGGTAGGGTCATTCGTAAGGGCGATGCAGACAAAGTATTTGGTCTTGTATGTGTACCAGTTTACTCTAATGTTGGTATTACTACCGCAAGAAAAGTTGAAGCAGTAGTCGATACTATCTTCAACAAAGGACAGGCAGCTACAACAATTATAACACGATGAGTAAAATAGTTTTAGTCACAGGTGGATTTGACCCAATACATAGTGGTCATATCTCATATTTTAAAAATGCAAAAGAGTTATATCCACATACACCATTGTGCGTGGGATTAAATTCTGACGATTGGTTAATTCGTAAGAAAGGAAAGTATTTTCTACCAATGGCAGAAAGAAGAGCTATCGTCAAAGAACTAAAACCAGTTGACCTGACGATTACTTATGATGATACAGACAACTCATCCAATATGGCAATATTCAAGTGTTTACAAATGTATGATAAAGTGATATACTGTAATGGAGGAGACAGAGTTAACACCAACGTGCCAGAATATCTTAAATTTCAAGAGAATGAGAGAGTCATCTTTGAGTGGGGTGTTGGTGGCGATGATAAAATGAATAGTAGTAGTTGGATTTTGAATGAATTTTTGAAACGATGAAAGATACAATTTTATTTGGAAATTGTCAAGACACATTAAAAGAATTTGCACCGAATAGTGCAAGAACTTGTGTGACATCTCCACCATACTACGGATTGAGAGACTATGGAACTGCTACTTGGATAGGTGGCGACCCTAATTGTAATCATAGGAGAGACAGTAAAGTCAAACCTGAGAATTGCAACACAGGACATAAAAATCATGATGAAATGTATGGAGTAGGGGATGCAATATACAAAACTGTTTGCCCTAAATGTGGTGCTATCAGACAAGATAGTCAGATAGGACTTGAAGAAACACCCGAAGAATATATTGAAAGTCTTGTAAATGTATTTCGTAGTGTCAGGGATGTTCTAACTGACGATGGAACTTTATGGGTTAATTTAGGAGATAGTTATTATAATTATCGACCAGGAAAAGGTCAATCATATCCGAAACAATCAGTATCTAAAACTAAACAAGATTTACCAGATGAATGTAATAAAAGAGGTAATAAATTAGATGGATTAAAAGAAAAAGATTTAATCGGAATACCTTGGCTTTTTGCCTTTGCAATGAGAAATGATGGATGGTATCTAAGACAAGATATAATATGGCATAAACCAAATCCGATGCCAGAGAGTGTGAGAGACAGGTGTACTAAGTCACACGAATATATATTTTTGTTCAGTAAAAATAAAAAATATCACTACGATAATGAAGCAATCAAAGAACCCGCAAAAGATTGGGGAACAAGAGACAGAACAAACGGAAAATACCACAACGAAGGAACAGGACTACAACCACATAGCGGACTTACAAAATCATATCCAACAAAGAATAAACGATCTGTCTGGTCAGTAACTAATAAACCCTATCGTGAAGCACATTTTGCAACATACCCACCTGACTTGATTGAACCTTGCATACTAGCAGGGAGTGAAATGGGAGATA